CGTCCAGTCGCTGCCATGGCACTAGGTCAGGGTGCAGGACATGGCTGTCGCAGCCGGTGTACTGCGTGGCGATAGGGATCACGCTGCGGTCGAATCGTGCGCATGTCCAGTGCGCATCGCTGTCTGGCGTGGAGGGCTCCGCCGTGCTGTGCGCACAGGTCCGGCAATTCACTTCCTTGGTCTTCTTGCTGCCGTGGCAGAAGTCATGCGCCGCGCAAAACTTGCACTCGTACCATGCCGGGTTGCTGGACAAGGGCTCCGGCATCCTGTCCGCCAGAGCAATGCGATGCCCGCGAGCAATCAGGCGCTCGGCCTCGGTTCGGCTGTAGCGCAAACGCTCGGTGTAGATGCGGTCATCGTCCTTGCAGATTGCAAAGTACAGGGCTCGGTCAATGTTCGTGCCGGCCATGTAGACCTGCATCTGGGCGGCATGGACTGGCTTGGATTTCTCGACGCCGTGCTTGACCAGATCGTCAAACGACTTCTTGCTGTGCGTCTTGGCCTCGAAAATGTGCCGAGCCTTCGGGGCTCCAGGCACGCCAGACTCGATGATGCCGTCCAAACTCCCGCTTACGTGCGAGCCGAAGTCCACCCGGGCCTGGGCTCCCTCGGTGCTGTGTATCTCAATCCCAATGCTTTTAAGGTCCGCCGCTATTGTGGCCTCCTCCAGCCGGCCCCGGCGGAAGAGCCGAAGGATGCGACCAGGGAATGGCTCGCGCACCGCCCAGCGGAATGACAGCCAAAGCCACCGATCACAGGCGTGACCAAGTTGGCTTGCGCCGAGGTGCGACCTGGGTAGCTCGACCTGGCGCTCGTGGGCGGCGTCGATGGCCGCAGCCACCTCGTCAACGATTGGGATTGCACTCATTTGATGTGGCTCCAAGTCTCATAAGACAGCACCTTCTCAATGGTGCGCGGATGAACGCCGTACTTTTCTGCCAGTGCGGAATTGCTCAAGGTCTCGGCAATGTGGGCCAGCAGGTCTAGGCGGTTTTCCTTGGCCTGTCGGATCTCCTGCACTTCTGCTGGCGTGAGTTTGCTATGCGTCAGGGCAACGCCCCGGCGGGCCATGGAGCGAGCGCGTGACAAGAACTCGGCTCGCTCTAGGACGTGATCGGGGCGATGCTGGCGCATTAGGTAACCTCGGGCTCGGCAGGCTTGGCCCAGGAGACCTCGCAGCCGTCGTAGTGCATTTCCACCATGTTGAGCTTGTGCTCTTGATAGTCAAAGTCCATTTGCTTGTTTGTCCACTCCAGAATTGCTTCTGTAATCTCTTCTTTGCTCAACTTGATAATCATGATATTTCCTATTTGGTTTGGATTGGAGCGTGACACCCGCCACGCCCCGTTGCTCTAGATCACTTCGCCCAAGGCGGCGCAGCCTTCGCGCCAGCAGCTGGTGCCGCGGGCTTGCTCGCCGCAGGCATTGCCCCGCCAGCGATGCCAGCAAAATCCTTGACCTCGTTGCCCTCGCCGTACTGGTCGCTGCTGGTGATGGCCAACTTGATCTTCAGCTGCCCGCCGATTAGCTGGTCCGTGTCGTTCACCTTCGCCAGGCCGATGGCTCGCATCAGGCTGTTCAGCTGCTGACGCCCGATCTCCTCCGCCTTCGGGTTCGGGTTAGAGATGTTCAGGTTGCCAAAAATGGTGCGGCCTTGGTGCGACGGCCCGGTAATGTCGTACTTGAGCGAGATGTAGCGACCAGTGCCGGCCTTGGTGTCTTTGACCGTGGCTTGCGTGATCGCCGCCGTGTACCAGCCGGCAGGCAAGGGCTCGAAAGACTTGCCCATGGGCAGGTCAGCAGCGACGTAATCTTGTCCGAGAGTAGCCATGATGTTTATTCCTTGGTGATTGAAAAAGACGGGCGGCCCGCCGTGGTGGTAATCGCACCCAGGAGCGGGCGCGTGATGGATTCGTCAGCCGACTTCCAAGCCGACGAATTGATTTCCGGTTTCCAGCGAAACAGAGAGCCAAGATGCTCGGCCAAGCCAGCCTCGGCGGCGATTGCTTGGAGCTTGTCGCTGTCGATCTTGTGGTTCAGGCGGCCAGCGATCTTGACCGTGTAGCCGGCGTTCATGAAAGTCTTGGTGCCCTCCATGTCCTTGGCAATCTTGAACTGCTCGATCATGGCGTCCTCGACAACCCGCCGCGCCTCGGTTGCCAAGCGCTCGGCTTCCTTGCAAGCCAACCAGACCGCGATCATTTGGCACCGCCGATCTTGCTGATGATGTGATAAAGGTCTGGCGTTTCCCAGGCGCTCAACTTGCCGCTGCGATCCTTCGCCAGCCACAGGCCATCGCTGTCGCACATGAGTGCCCGCTGTGACACGCCCTCGGCGTCCTTCTCGACTCGGAGCGCCAAGACTTCGTCGAAGAAATACGGGAGGGCTTGGCCAGTCTTGTTGCCCGGCATAGATGGCGAGTACAAGACGCGGCCCATCTCGTCCTGCGTCTTCTCGAGCTTCGCGCTCATGTAGACGTGGCGGCCGGGCAGGTCGCGGAAGGCGCGGATAATGTCGGCCATCTGTTCTTGCATCGCGCCGTAGGCAGCGCGTGGGTCTTTGTTTGACTTCTTCTCGGCGTTCAGGACCACCTCAGCAATCTCTGAGATGCTGTCCAGCGCCACCGATTGATAGTCCTTGGCCTCGTGGCTGTCGCGCAGCCAGCTGTATGCCTCCATCAGGGTGGCCATGGAGCTCACCTCAAGGTAGGGCAGGTTGGCATCTTGGATTGAGAGCAAGCCGCCTTCGGCGCTCAGGATGATCGGCGCTGGCAGGGTTGCTGCCAGAGTTGTCTTGCCTGCGCCTGCTTGGCCGTAGACCAAGATTTTTGCGCCGTTGCTTGCCAGGCTGGCGGTGGTTTTTAGGTTGATGGCCATGTCAGTTCGCCAGAAGTTTGGCAGCGATCTCGGGGCGGTTGCTGGTGAGCCAGTTCGCAAACTTGGCGGTCTGCGCGGCCTTGGCCATGCTGTTCGGCCAGGCACGGCTGGGGGTGCGGATGTTGCGGAAATACTCAGCCACATCGGCATTTGGTGTCCAGCGTCCGGCGCTGTCTTGCTTGCCGATGGCGCGGATGGTGCTCCAGTTCAGGGTCTTGGTCATTTCGTTTCCTTCTGTGTCAGCACTCGTCGGGAGATCCGTTCAGTGCATGGATAGCATCCTACACCATCTTTTCGACTTGTGGTACACTTTTTTTCGATCTTCACCAACTTTTTTTTAGGAGTACGCTTTATGATGACGATTGAGCAAGTCGTTGCCGCTCTGCAAGACCGCAAGGTCAGGGTTGTTGCAGCGGCCACCGGCCTGCACTACAGTACCGTTCTTGCCCTCCAGCGAGGTCGCTCCAAGCGGCCACGCATCACCGCGATACAGCGGTTGTCGACCTATCTATCCAAGGCTCCAGCCAATGGCAGACCTGACTAGCATCTTCGGCGGCGTCTACGCTCTCCCCGAGCCCAAGAGGGTAGAGCCACCAGACGAGCAGCTACGGGAGGCAATGATTGAGGCGGGCCTGGAGCCGCCAGAGGCGATCTACCTAGACGGCAAGCTGCACAGGTTCAACAGCGGGACCAAAGGCACGCCAGGCCACAGCAAACCCGGTTGGTACGTGGCCTTCGGCGACGGCGTACCGGCAGGGCGGTTCGGGTGCTGGCGGGCAGGCATCGAGCAGGCTTGGCAGGCAGAGATGGGCAGGAAGCTAACCATCGCCGAGGAGTTTGCGCACACTAGAAGGATGGCCGAGGCCAAGGCGGCAAGAGAGGCCGAGCAGGAACGCAGCCGGGCGGTGGCCGCCAGTACGGTGGATGCGATCTGGACAGCAGGCGGTGCAGCGAGCGCCGATCATCCCTATCTAGCACGCAAAGGCATCGCACCCAACGGCGCAAGGATCACCGGCGACGGGCGGCTGATGGTCCCGCTGTACGGCTCCGAAGGTGATCTGGCTTCGGTGCAGTACATCGCAGCCGATGGCGAGAAGCGCTACCACCCCGGCGGCGCTACTGGGGGCAAGTTCTGGATGCTGGGCGAGCCTGGCAGCACCATCTACATCGCCGAGGGCTTCGCCACTGCCGCCACCATCCACCAGGCTACCGGCAAGGCCTGCGCTGTGGCGTATAGCGCCAGCAATCTAGTTCCAGTCACCGGAGCGCTTCGGGAACGGTTCGGGGCGCAGCAGGACTTGGTAATCGTTGCCGACAACGATGCGAGTGGAGTTGGCCAGCGCTATGCCGAGCAGGCCAGCGCGAAATACGGTGCTCGGTCAGTGATGCCGCCCGCGGCTGGGGACGCCAATGATTACGTTCAGGCCGGCAACGACCTGGCGGCGCTGCTTGAGCCAGCAGTGAGCGACTGGCTGATGCCCGCGGACGAGTTCTCACGCCAGCCTGCGCCGATTCGGTGGATGGTGAAGGGTTGGATTCAGCAAGCGGCGCTCATCATGATCCACGGCCCGAGCGGAGGCGGGAAGACGTTCGCTACGCTTGACTGGTGCCTGCGGATGGCGCAGGGCCAACCGGACTGGTTCGGCAATCGGGTCACGCCAGGGGCGATTGTCTACTTGGCGGGTGAGGGCCACCATGGTCTGCGCAGCCGGATAGCGGCCTGGAAGGAGCACCATGGGAATGGTCAGGCTCTTAATATGTATTTGAGCAAGAGCGGCTGCGATCTAGATACTCCAGAGGGCTACCGCAAGGTCTCCGAGCACATCAGGGCGCTGCCCATCAAGCCCGCCATCATCACGATAGATACCCTGCACCGCTTCAACTCAGGCGACGAGAATTCATCCCAGGATGCCAAGGCGATGTTAGATGCCTGCGCCATGTTAATGGCGGAATTCAATTGCACCATCATACTAGTCCACCATACTGGAGTTTCTGAAGAGACTCAGCACAGGGCTCGGGGCTCGAGCGCTTGGCGCGGTGCGCTGGACATTGAGATCAGCATCGTGCCGGCCAAGGGCGACTCGCCGATGGAGATTATCCAGCGCAAGAGCAAGGATGCCGAATTGGCGGCTACCTTATATGCTACGCTTGAGAAAGTAGTTATTCCGGGTTGGTTTGACGAGGACGGGGAGCCGGTGACGAGCGCGGTGCTGGTGCAGGCGGGCGAGCCCACTAAGACCGCCAAACGCAAGCTGCGCAGCACCAATGCCAACGTGGCTTGGGAGGCGTTCAAGACGCTCAATGCCAGGCTGGTCGCCAGGTCGGAAT